ACACTGCTGGTGAAAAGTGCGATTTTAAATGTGTCCGTATTCATATCGTGCTCTTTATTCAAAAGCTCCGCTTTGAATGACGTACACAACGCTTGAGTAATTGCCATGAGATTACACTCCTATTGAATCTCTTGATAGTTGCCTTGTACTTCTGTACTTAATTTTTGAGCTTCTGCTTCATAGTCTCCACGCAATTCCGTTCTCATTTGTGGATCACGATTTAGAAATATACCAGATTCATACAGAGCAGCCTTAAACAATATATTCGGGTGATTTACACTCAAATATGTTGATGTGTTACTAGCACTTAATCTCGTCGGTATTCTAGTATATTTTAACGTGTATGAAAAATTTGTATTTGGGATTGGTCCAACCAAAAAAGTTGTCCCACTGGTTGTGGCAGTCTGTAGTGCATAAAACTTAGGAGTCCCTGTATTTGTAGAAATCCAATAATCTTCTATATATTCATCAGTTCGTTGTTCCAAGAATGTCTTTACATTACTAATTGTCATATATAAATAGCGAATAGCTCTGATATCAGTAGCTGTAGTTGTAAATGAATTGTTGCCACTAGTCATCGTTCCTGTTTCTGATGTCCTGAAATTTAAAAGGCCAGGAATACTATGAAATACTCTATCTTCCCCACGCGCAATGATATCAGGGATTGCTGCAGAAAATTCAGAAGAATCATCTTCATTCCAATCTTGTAAAAGAGCTAACACTTCAGCATAAGTGCTCATTTAATGCCCCCAAGTCTGATAGCCCCATTCATCCTGACCCCAACCATCCCGATCAATGGATTCACTACCCAAGGCCGTAGTAATTTCAAAGCCGGTTTCAATAGCAGCGGCTTGCGGGGTTTCATTACCAAGGGCAAATGTAGTTTGAACACCTGTTGCAGAAAGTATCGTATCTGATCTAAGTGACTCACTGCCCAGCGAAGTGGTAATCGCAAAGCCTGTTTCAACAACCGTACTGGAAACAATAAGTGACTCACTACCCAGCGAAGTGGTGATCGCAAAGCCGGTTGAGGTAACAATAACTCCCGTAAAGATACTGATTGTGCCAAGGGCTGAAGTAATCTCAAGGCCACTCGGTGTTGCGGCCAAAACAACTGTCTCAGTGCCAAGGGCTGAAGTAATCTCAAGGCCCGTTTCTGTAAGAATTGTGTCAGCCCTAACCAGTTTAGAACCGTCTGTTCCCAAAAGTGATGCGATAGTAACCCCATTGAGAATAACAGCCCTTGCATCTTCTCTTTCATTAGCCCCTGCTCGACTGAAACGTAACGCTTCGCCATCAAACGCGGTAACTGGAGATAATGAAGGATGTTTAATATCCCAGCACTCGGGGCAAGATCTAACCCCATTCCATTCTGGCCTAAGTTCCAAATATGGGTAGGACAAGCCGCACTTGTCACATATCGCTTGAGCATAAACACCTGTTGCATATCGAGCCATATTTTTTCACAACTATGTCGGAATAATCCGTAATGCTGCTTTTTCACCCTCTTCATCAGAAGCAAAGCCAAAAGAAGTTTCTGCTTGGCTTACTAACATTCCAATTCTAGTTTCAGGGACACCAGGAAGTTTCAAACTAAGTTTTGCCGCTAACCCTGAACACATGGCTTCTGTCCAACGGTAAGGAATATCAGCATCTTCAAACCCAGCCGTAATGTCTTCTATCTGTGCTAAAGACCAATAAATAATCGTATCCGTAGAATTTTCTGGAACAGGCCAAAGATAAATTTGAGGAGTATACTGTCTATCAAAAAAGTATTGATTAGGTTTTCCTTCAGTTGTTTTAGTAGCCTGAGCATGATAATCAGTCATAGACAACCGCGTTAAAATCGTATCATTATTATCCCTGCGTAACACAGCCGTAAGAATATCTATGGTTCCAACAGGAAGAGTATATGTGCGAGTAGATTCTGTTAAAGTAAGTGTAGCCTCTGTGGTTGTCCAATAATTAATCCCACGAACAGCCCACTCACTAAATAGAAGATTTAAACTACGTCTAGCCGATACAGCAACCTTACGATCAATTAAAGAAGGATCTAACCCACAGCGTTCACAGGCTTCGGTTACTATTTCTTCTACCTCTGGCCTATATGTAACTGTTCCAGAAGTCGCCATTATTAAGCCTTCTTAATCAGCTCAATGATTATGCTGTATGTATCCCCACTTGTATGATTTCTTGTAGTAAACAAAACATCTCCATTTACGCCGCCCCCGGCATTGTTTTGTAATCCACCGAAACTACGAAAATCCAAATGACCAGCGCCATTATTACCACCAACAGATAAAGCTAAAACATTCGTAGAAGCGTTCCACAGAATATCAACATTTATTCCGTCAATAGACCACCAAATTTGACTTATTTTGAGATCAGTTGAAGTGGCTGCACCGCCAGGACCGCCCATGCTAGATAATGCACTAGCGTCTACTTTTGTAACAGCCGATTCACCAGTGCCATCAGAAACATTGGTAAACGCCATTACAGTCGTTCTAGGTCCATCCACTAATGTTTGAGAAGTAACTGCGTCTGCCATGAAACTACTCCTTTAGGGAGAGGAGGAAAATGAATTTCCCCCGCCCTATGAAAAAGGTTATGGATTTAGATCAAGATTCTTTTGCCCAAACTCCTTGAACATCTGTAACTTGCCATGCAGTTACATCGCCATTCATGGCTTGAATTTTAATGTAGTCCCCTTTCTTGGCGGTAGCTTTGGTATTTATCACATCCTTGTCGTCAGTAGAAGAACCTTTGTAAGTAATACCATCACTGCCATTAGGACTAATGGTTAGCGTATTTTGAAAATCTTCTGCCGTGTTCACAAAAGTAAAAACATTGCCAACCGCAATGCCAGGAAGTGTGAAAACTACGCCATCAGTTTTGCTGGTAAAGGTTTTACCGGAGTCATCAGAAATAACTACGGTGTAGCTAGATTCCTTGGCTGCAATGTTGCCGCCAGATTTTGAAGAACCTACTAGAACAGGACCGGAAAAGTGAGTTGCCATAACATTTTACTCCATCAAATACAGGTGATAAAAAGGTGCAACCTTGCACAAATAAGAAATACACGCATTCTATGGTTAAGGCAAGAAGAACCCTCCAGCCAAGGGGTTTAGCTGGAGGGGTCCATCCGGCGCTTAATGGGAGGGAATTATGCGCCAGGAGTTCCGAAAATGCCTCTCCAATCAGTCCAACCGAAGCTGTACCGTTCAGAGGTTTTATATCGGATATTCCCGGTCTCAAAATCACCTTCCATTCCTCTGGTTAACGCACGACGCTGGAACATTTTCAAACCGTCTGGCACATCTGTCATGACAAACCAGGCGTCTGTGTCGTTGAGTCGATTATTAACCGTGTAGCCTTGCGGGAGGAAACCAGCAGAACGCACCGCGTTAATGTCGTTATCAGCCGTAGCTGTACGAAGCGTTGATGCTGTCAATCTTTCCGCAATAAAAGCCAGAGCAGTCGGGATAACAAGTTTTGTCCCCATAGCCGCAATCGGAATACCCCGATCATCGTCCATATTGGAGATATTAATCAACACTTGTTCCAAACTGGTTTCAGTCAGGTCAGCTGCGGTAGCCAAAATATTAGATTGATTACCGGCACCTGTCGGGTGAGTAGTTACACCAAGGTACTGACCATCGCCGCCAGTGCCAGATGTAAACATGTTGTTTAGGATAGTAGAAGCTTTGATCTCTTTCGTATGTACCATACTACGAGCCAAGGCTTTTACATATCGCTGACCAATTGAACCATATTGACCATCCTCTTCAGCTTCTTCCGTAATAGAAAAGGCCAAAGCAATAGTCTCATGGTTATACCGAGCCGTCCAGAGTTCAGCAGCCGTATCGTATGCGACCGCACTGCCTTCCGCTTTTACGGAAGCAGCTCCGAAACCTTCAAGCAGATTATCTTCCTCAAACGCTTTTGAAGAAGTATTCTGTGCAAAGATTTCTTTCCACTGTTCTGGATAGCGTGAATGCTCAAGACCAAAAAGAGTATTAAGTCCAGGCTCAAGCTGTTTAGCAAACAGTGCTCTATTCATGGCCATTGCTTAATTCTCCTTTACACGCCCGGAGTAGCGTCATCAGCGCCCGTTAGTTCATGCTCATAAGGCTGAACGATGAGATTTACGTTCGTGCCATAAGCATTGTCCGGGGCTTCAATTTTACCCAAGACACGGAACCCTGCTGTGCCAGTACCCGTAGAGCCATTAAGTTCATGTGCTGAAAGGCCCGTTGTAGTCGAACCCGTACCAGCAACATGATCACCAAGAGTACCAACATCAGCTGCTACAGTTGATCCAGCAGACTGTACTCCAAAGAGCATATGTGGATCATCGTAAACATAAGCAGTGATATTGGTAGCCGTAGTACTCGCGGGCCAGTATTTTCCGTACTTCACTGACCCGTCTGAGGCCGTGTATTGTACTCCATCGAAAATGCCAATGTGTCTATCACCAGCAGCCGCTAGTTCAAGACCACCACCCGCTACGAGTTTAACAACATCACCGTGAAAGATGTTCGTACCGTAGGTTGAGGCAATGGTATAAGGACTAGTTCGTGCCATTGATCCACCGGCAAGATGACGGAGCGGCCAAAAGCCCCGAGGGGCATCTACATTTGCCATGTTTTTACTCCTTAATCATCAGCAATTTTTTGACCACGTGAAACGCTACTATGAAGGCTGCGATCAATGCCTGGACCTCCAGCACGTTCCACTTTGTTAAGATTCGATTCTACGAATTGATTCATATTCGCATTTTTACGAGCAAAATATGCAGTTCTTGCCGCAACTTTTCCTTCTGACATTTCGCACAGAATCATGCCTTCAACGCCAATTAATCCTTCCCATTGCCCGTGGGTAATGGTAGGTATTGGAAAGTCTTTGGGAACTGAATCAGCTGGACGAGGAGTCCAACCTTCGCGAAACCGTTTCATAGTGTGATGTGGTATTTCTTGCCCTAGGATCTGGGTAGATATCCATCTTTGCCGCATTCCATCCCTTGCAGGGGGAGCTTCCAACAAAGCCGGAGGTGACCACGTTTCGTCGCGAGATATGTCTTCTCGATCTGGATGATTTTTTTCAGCGGTGCGAGTAGTTCGAGCAATTGCCATTATGATAACTCCTGAATTTCTTTAGCGTAGGCTTTAAGTTGAGCTTCCGTTGTAAGACCTAATTCACGAGCCATGTTCAATTGATCTTTCGTTAACTGAATACGACCATCCTTTGAGCGGTTTCCAGAACGCTTTTTTCCTCCTGATGGAGAAGTAGGCGGTTTGGCTTTTTTGCTCACATGTTCCTTGTATAGCTCAGGGAATTTCTCTTGTAAACGATTATCTAACTCAGTGTAGTATTCAGAAGAATTCTTATCAAAGCCTTCTTGATCTAATTGGACGTCTATGGCCCTAGCATAGGCTGTTTCAGCAGAGTGTTCTGGAGCATTAAACCAAGGAGTTCTGCTCCACCAAGCATATGCCGCTTGTGGCACGTCAGGCTGTTGTTGTTGTGGACTTTCTTGCCGAACCTGCTGTTCTTGAATTCGTTGGTTTTCTGCTATTCGAGCCGTAGCCCTCATATCAGACATTTGTTCCGTCAAAGCTATTTGTTTCGCCGTATCCCCTTCTTCGGCCGCTTCCATAAGATCCTTTTTTACCTGTTCATATTTATCTTGAAAAGTTTCGACAACAGCTTGCTCTTGACCAGTTTCGATATTACCTAACCGATCTTGAAGCTGTTGTATTTGCTGATCTTTTATTGCTTCACGACGTTCTGCCTCATGGCGCTGTGCGGTTAGCTGATCAATGCGTTTTTGAACCCTAGTGGAAACAGGATCATCTTCTGGTTCGGGTTTTTCCTCCGGTTCGGGTTTTTCCTTCTCTTCTTCTGAGTCAATGATATCTATCAATTCTGATAAATCCGGCTCTTCCTCCGCTAAATCTTTAGCAAGAGCATCTTCTTCATCAGGTTCCCATGTTTCTTTTTCTTCTGCCATGATACTTCCTTTCTACGCGATTACGTCGCGATACGTTATTCAGGCGTAAACTTTTATTACAGTTGGATCTTGAACAACAGCAATAATTTCATCATCATTGATAAAACGGTATTCCTTATCCTGTATATCCATTCTAAATTGAGTGAATTTAGGAACAATAATCCAATCGCCAACTTTTGCCCAAGCGCCAGAAGACCAGGGCTTGCCAGTTTCACGATCTTTCCAAGCCATCGGTCCAACTGCTACCAACTTGGCGCAAATGCTCAGATAGTTTTCTGCTTCTATAGCCTGATCAGGCAAAAGAATACCACCGTCTGTTTTTTCTTTTGGTTTGGGCTTTTCAATCAAAAGTTTCCAACCTTGCGGCTGCGGTAATACTCCATTCATTTTGGTCATGCTTGGTCCTCCTCATTTAAAGTACGAACAGTTTCATCAATAGAGGTGATTGCCATTTCAATTCCCGATATAGTCCCCACTTTACGAGAATACTCAATGAAATCACCACAACCACCAGAACCCATGTGTTGTTCTATGAGTTCTTGTTCTTTACGCAAGTTTTCTTGTAGCTTGCGTAAAAATTCCCCTATAACCATACTTCTCTCACTTCTGTTGGTTGGTTTCTCTACTTCTGGTTAGCTATATCTTTCATAAAACCCGTCAATTTTTTATTAAGGGCTTTATTTTTTTCTGCAATTCTCAACAAGGCGTCTACAGCAGCTTTTTCTTTTGGGGGAAGAATAGTAAGATAATCTAAGGATTTAGCTAAACTCGGCTTGCCTATACCCTTCTGAGCTCCAGCTGTCAGAGCAAGATATAACCGACCTACTGCATCTTGCTTTTTTCGCTGACTCATTCCACCAAATATTTTTGGGAATTCCTTATTAGCAGCTTTCAAAAGCTGACTTGATAAATCTTCTGCTTGCCCACCGAGGGGTCCTCTGGCTCTAGGAGGAACAACATCTAATGCTGATTTTAACGCACGACTAGTTGGAGAATCATACCATTCACGACCAGTGCCTAAAGGAGGAGCTTTCGGTTGGGTAAGAAGATCTATCGGTGCTTGGTATTCCCCAGCCATTTTCCTAATGTGAGTGGCGAGCTCTGCTTCAGTCGGTGCTCTATTAAACTTTGATTCAAAGTTACTGATCAATTTTGGCAACCATGTCCCGGTTCCTGCTCGTCCTGGAGTTTCAGCAACTCCATATAAAACCCCAGAAGGTCTAGCTTGCATGTGTAAAACATCACCGGCAAGTTTATCAGTCTCCTTCAATACTGCTCCAGATGGAAGAGTTCCTCCAGGATGAGTATGAATATTTGTTCCATACTGCGACAATTTTTCTATATCACCAGCTTCAGCGGCGGCTTTTCTCCATTCACTAAATATTTCACCCTTTTTAATGTCGCGTCTAGGAACCGTCAGTTCGTTAGGTCGAACACCCCAACGATAATGAGGGCCTGGATTTGTTGGATAGGTTAAAGCACTAAATTCTTGTTCAGGAAAAGAAAACCGATTTACCCCTGCTTGCCCTTTAATTGATAATCCTTCTGGGGCCGCAAGACCCTTACCATATAAAGATTGAAATATACTCTGCAGCATCTTGGCGTCAAGTGTTATGCCTTTCTGTGCAGCCCACCTTTGAATCGCTGCGCCCAAATGCTTAGGAATGTGTGGAAGTGCCGTATATCCAACTTTCCGACGCGTTACTCCCCAAGGGTCTTGATTACCGGAAGGAACAGGTAAAGGTCTAACGGCTGGATCAACACGCAACCCTGATTGTTGTTGCATTAAAGCTCGGATGGCACGTTGTACCTCATCTGATAAACCGGGTTCTGGACCTCTACCTCCTCCTAATATATTTTCTAAAGAAATATCGGGTTCCAATTCATAACTTGGGGAGTTGAGAATAAATCCTAGCCCCCGCCCGCGTCTCTCTATAGAATGTGGCATTAGACTTGGCCCCCGGTTTGCTCAGAAGCGATCAAGGTTAATGTTTCCTTGAACCCTTTATCTAACATTTTGGCTGCTTTTGCAAATTTTCTTGGAGAAAGGTCCTTTGGCATGATTTTTCTCCTAGTTAACCAGCTCTTTGCTGCGCGTATTTCAGCGGCGGTAAGTTGGTTACTTTTTGGCACGAACAGCCTTTGCAAGTGCTTTAATCAATTGTTCCATTTGTTCCTCAGTTTTAATAACACTATATGGCCCATCAAATCCACGTTCTAGCGGAGATAGTGCCTTATGGTCTATACCTTGCCGCAATGCACGAAGCAAATCATCGTTATGTTCTTTGGTCAATGGGCCACGATTTACAAGAGTGCTTAAATTTTCTTTTTGCTGTGCGGTTGCCCCCATCTTATTTGCTTCGCGTAAGGCTTCATCCTGCAATTTAAGTGCTAATTTTTCTTGTTCTGTTTTTGGCTTAATACCAAATGGATTACGAGAGCCAGGAGGCCGAAGTGTTACCGGTAATCGTGGTCCTGTTAGTTGCTTCATTAAGTTCCAAATTTTATCAACAGGTGCTGATTTTGCTTCTGGCGCTATAGCACCTAATGCTCCTCCTCCGAGTAATGCTGTTAAAGGATGTTTTAGTCCTTGCCAAGCAGCAGACATACCTTCACCTAAAAGTGAGTTACTAATGCTTGGAAGAAATTGAAGTCCTCCTTTAGCAATTTGGGTACCAATCAGACTCGCTGGACCAAGTGTTGCGGCTAACGCTGCACCTGTTGGATTACCTCTGCTTAATTCTTCAGCTCCAGTTAACTGCGACAAGCCTTTCGTTATCATTGAAGCTAAAGCGCCTCCTTGTGATAAAGGACTTAACGGGTCAGCTTGCCGGTTTCCATAAATAGCCTGTCGTTGACGTTCTTTAACGCCAGCCCAATAGTCCTCAAAAAAACCAGGACCAGAACTCTCTTTCCTAGGAAAATGCGTATGGCGTCTAGCTTCGTATGGCGTCATCTTGAATTTCTGCCTTGGCTTCATTAATAGCAATCTGTGAAGCCGCCTTTTCACGTTCTACATCTATTAGCGCATCAGCACGTTCACGGGCGAGTTGTATATCAGCCTCTGTTTTAAGAATTAACTGCTGAATTTCAGCATCAAGTTCTTTTTCATCCAGTTCCTGCTGGTTTTCGTTACGCAGCTTGTTTTCTTCTATACGGGCCTGAACACGAATACGTTCAATTTCCATATCCATCTGCGTTTGCGCCATTTTAATCTGCATGTCGAGTTGCGCTTTACGAGTTTTAGCTTCAATGTCTGCTTGCGCTTTAGCCTGTGTAGACATGGCCTCGATTTGAATCATCATTTGCGCTTGTTGCATTGGATCAGGCTGATTTTGCTGCTCGCCAACCGGAGGTGGTGGTGGGCCGATCATGGGTTGTGGATTCTGATTAATAATAGTAGCTGCCGCCTGACTAATTTCTGTATCTAGTTCAACGGGCGTTGGCGGCACATCATCATCTTTTCTACCCAGCGGTGGCATAGACGCAGCCATTTGTGCCTGAAGCATGGTTCTATAATAATAAGCCTGATGTTCTGCTCGGTGGCTCACATACGGCATAAAGAACTGTTGTTGTTGCTCAGGAGGAATGCGCTTAAACCAATCATCTAATACGGTCATATGCGCCATGTGGTCCTGGTCTTCATATGCTCTAACGGGCCTTCCCATCATCATAAAGGAATTTTCCGTTACAGCATCTCGGCGATCACCGCTATCCGGATCTTTAAGTATTTCGTCATAGTTGGGCATCCGAATAGCTTCATACATTCTCTTCAGTGTTTTATATTGGTCATGGAATTGCGGAAACTGCGTAGCCATTTGCATCATGGCCTGAGCCTGAGCAATACGCTGCGTTGAACTGAAGGTGTTAGGATCGGATACGGGGATTATATCAATACGTTCATCAAAATCAGCCCTAAGAATAACTTCTTGGGTTTTTGTACGATACGGATATCGGTCCGGTAGATAAATGCCATTCAATTTAGCTATCAGCTTGAATTCTTTACGCTGACTACTATGCAACCGCTTATGAACAGCTGAAAATACTCGGCTGTTTTCCTCCAACAGCGCCATCGTTGTTCCAACAGGCGTGTTTTGGTTTGCATCGGCAAGATTTGTTTCTACGGTGTTTGCGAACTGCTTGCCCGTTTGAACAACAAACTGAAGAAGAGCCATCATAGTCTGACTAGGCTCTTTAAACGGCAAAGGCATAATCGCCTTTTTAACGTCATCTACGGCTGCGTCTATATCTGTAAATTCACCAGGGGCAATCTCCATATCGCCGCCCTTAACGCGACCCCTTAATTTGAATCCTCCCTGCATATTGGCAAAAGCAGCGGCATCCAGTAGAGCTCGCAATGCTCCGGTGGCGGCTTTACCCAATCCACCAATAATGTGATACAGGCCGTAACCGTATGGACCCAGCCCCGGCAGGAATTTGTAAGAAACAAACCAAACATTCTTTTTAAACTTGGTATCGTCCTCGTCCCAGTTACGACGAATAGCAACAACTTTTTCAGATTCCTTGTGAATCGTAATAACTACGGGTTTTTCCGGTTCATCTTTTTTAGATAAAACATCAGAAAACGTATGAACCTCTAATAATTCTACAGGCGCATCGTTATCAGCATAAACGGCATCTATACCGTCAATTTCCTGTACGGTTGTTTCTCCTGTAGATTCATCCCGAGTTGGAACAGGTAAATAAAAGCCATTTGCTACATATTGATTATATTCATGGCGAGGAACTCGCAGAACATGGGTATACCGTGAAGCTGATTCTAAATCCGTAGCTCCTGCATCAATAACAAAATCTTCAGCTTGCACAAACCGACTGGTAATTCGCCTAAGATTAATATCAAACCAGCTTTTCTTATATGTTTGACCAACCAGCGGGAGATGGAACAACATCTGATCAAGATCAGGAAAATATTCCGGCATTTCCTCCGTTAGCTGGTAGTTCATATAGGTAGAAACACGCTCAGCCTGTTTTTGTGTTTCTTCTGTTGGTTCGCCTAAAATTGTAGTGCCGACTGGGCCTCTGGGCGGGAATAATTCAGTAATAGCCTTGGCCTGAAACTGGGTAGCAGCCTCAGCAATCATTGGATGAACAACATTGGTCAAACGGCGGCTTTCTCTTGCCCCGCCTTGCGGATCAATTTGCCGTTCATCTGGTTTAAGGGTTTCTAGGCCATGGGTATAAACTCTAAGCCAGTCCTCACGAGCGTTAACATCATCTGAATAATCATCTAAAATAGACGAGGCCAGCCTGTTTTGATCTTCAAGTTCTAATGTTTCCGCTAAGTTAGCGTCCCATTCCCGTAAATCAAGTTCTTCTATTGTGTCTGGTTCGGGGGTACCTATTAAAAAGCTACCGTCAGGCATTTCCTCCAACGGCACATTGCTGAGTGTATCTTCAATAAGCTGAAACGGTGGTGCATATTCAGCCATAAATAGCTCCAGGTAGATTTACTACGTTTGATTCATTAAACGGGTCATCACGGAAGGCTGTTTCTGGTTCCCACTCATCATCTTCTGGCGGCTGAGCATACCACATTGCGCGTAGACGAATTAAGGCTTGGGTTACAGTATCTACTATGTCGGCGCCATCCCCTGATGGGAAAACGGCGCAGTGCCTTATTACCTCTTTTGCCCAACGTCGGTCAGGATACCACACTAATCCAGATTCTAGCAAGGCGCTCGCCGCATGGGCGCGGGCCACTTTATCCCGATCTGGGGAATACGGTATGGTGGGTATCCCCATCTGACGTAAATCCTGAATTAATGACTGCCCGCTGGCCTTCTTTTCTATGAGGACCGCGTCTGGCGAAAATTCTTCATACAGTTCTTTTGCTGCCCTTCTCAGATTGGGGAATGAGCACCTGTCCCGCCAACGGTGAAGCAGCATGATGTTATAGCGGCTTCCGTAACTGAATACTCCCCATGTTGTACAGGCTGAATAACTGGCGGTATCTTTTTCACTAAAGGCCGTATCCCAAGACTGGAGAACATATATCAATTGCGGGTTGGCATCTCTTTCCCATAAGCGCCACCATTTTTCACGGAGGATGCCGCCGCCTTTCGGAGCGGGCCGTTGCTGAAGTTGCCCTGCCGTTGCATATTCGCCCAGGCTGCTACTTAAATTCGAAATGGCTTTTTCATTAAAGCGACTGGGCCACAACAGTTCGTCTTCCTCAGAGCGGGGGTCTTCTGGAATACTGCAATCCGGCAAAATTGAAAAATATATGTGCGGGTGATTGGTCTCATATTTTGCTGGCACACATAAATGGGTCCATTCTTCCGGTTCTGTCTGAAATTTGTCTGCTACGGCTTCGGCCTGTTTTCGTAGAATATGGCCCGTTAAATCACGTTCATGCACACGCTGCATAATGATAACGAAAGCACCCGTTTTGGGATCATTCAATCGCGAGGGTACCGCCGTGTCCCACCATTCTAAAACATCCTGCCTAACCAATTCACTTTCGGCCTGTTTAACATTGTGCGGGTCGTCTATTACTATTATGTCGCCGCCTTCACCCGTTAAGCCGCCGCCAACGGATGTAGCAATACGATGCCCGTTGCGGTTATTTTCAAAGCGTTGCTTTTGGTTCTGATCGCCGGTTAGCTGAAATATATCGTGCCAATTGTCCTGGTACCACTTTGAAGTCAACAATCGTCTGCACTTCACGCTGTCCCGTGTAGATAGGGACTGGGCATAACTAGCAAACAAGAACTGCTTGTTGGGCTGGTGTATCCATGTCCAGCAGGGAAATGCCACCGAACAGGTTAGTGACTTCATGTGGCGGGGCGGTATGTTGATTATCAGCCGTTGCAGCTCGCCTCTGCTTACCGCTTCCAAGTGCTCGCAAATTGCTTCAATGTGCCAGTTGTCATAATACCGGCGTCCAGGTTCTAGGGTGTCCCAGGCACCTTTAATAAACTCGTGCATGTAGCGGCTTTGTAACTCGCGCTCTACGGCTTGCGGCGTCAAACTGTGGGCAAGTTCCTGTAGGTCATTCATGCTGTACGTTTGGGCTTCCAGCCGGTCTTTCGCAACGTGCCATAAACATACGCTTTGGCTCGTTTGCCCTTCAGACCCTTTTTATGTGCTCGTCGCTTTAACTTCCGTTCAAGCGGCTTGGGCATTACTTCTTCTTGCTCTTTTTCTTTTTCTTCTTTTTCGGGCGTCCTCGTTTACTTCCATACGTTCCGGGTCCATACGGCATGCTACAGCTCCTTATCTAACTGCTCCGCTTCAACAATTAACGTACTCAACTTCTTACGGCGATCTAATTCCACGCCGTGGGTATCACGCACATGTGACTCTAACTCTACCTTCGTCATGTTGGCGTAATCACTTGAGGGCATCGGGGGCGGCGGTGGTACAGGAATCGTTGACGCTGGGGGACCACCCCAAGATACTTCCGAATCTTTTACGGTAAATTCAGCCCCGGCGGGTTTTCCACTGCCAATCAAGTATTCTTCAAAATCGGCTTTACTCATGTTTTTACTGAAATCAGGTGAAATTCTAATTGTAGGCATAAATAAGATCCTCTCTTCTAACCACAAATACCAAAAATTTGTTCAATTGGCAATGGTACCTTATCAGAAGGAGGGGGTGAATAAAATAACGATGTGTGACGAAGGTCGGGGTGCGATTTCATGTGAATATGGTACCAGATATGAAATGTGGGGGGTGGGTCGTTCTTTTTCCGATGAACCCTGCGATCATCCTGCCGCATGGAACCAGTATCACAGGAGGTGCGGAGGCGGAGGTGCGGAGGCGGAGGTGCGGAGGCGGAGGTGCGGAAGTCAACTTCTCAGGAAGCACGGAGCCAGAATCATAGGAAGCACGGAGCCAGAATCATAGGAAGCACGGAGCCAGAATCATAGGAAGCACGGAGC